CCAACAAACTGATAGTGAACATTAGGTTGCTGAATGACACCATTTACATAGATTAGAAGAACTGCCTCAAGATCAATTACCGAAGAATCTGGATTATTCTTATCAATTTCAAAACTCAAAAGTTCACCCTTATAATTCAATGGGAATCTGACACGAGATCCATCAATAAGATCGGAGATAGAATCAATATAATCAAGTTCACCAAATTGCCAAGCAGCAAATTTATCGTTGAAGATGTCCAGAACTTCAAATTCTGGATCATTCACCATGGCAGGAAGACCTTTGGCAGTTACAAGACCAACTGGTTTAAACTTATCACCAATTCTGAATCCATATCCATTTCTAACGATCTTAAAGTTTTTAACCTCAAAGAGAGTAGAACCAATTCCAACTGCTGTTATGGCAGCACCAACTTCAACATTAAGAAGTAAACCACTACCAGACTCAGTTGTGGCACCCTGACCAAGACGAGAAACTCCAACGATTGGAAGATTTTCGTAAGAAGGTGAAGGAATATTGATAGTTGGATTGTAACTATATCCCGTTCCCCCGTTAGTCACGTTGAATGCGAGAGATCCACCAGCACCAACTGTAACTGTAACGGCAGCAGCATTACCAGTGTGATTTGGATCAGTGATGCCAATAGCAACAGATCCACGGTATCCAGAACCAAGAATATCAGTAGCACCAGCCCCAATAGATTGAATTACACCACCAGAGACAAATGCAGTTACAGAAGCGCCAACAAGAGGAGCGATTCCAAGACCCTGAGTAGATCCAAGGGAAACAATCATTCCACCTCTTGGAAGTTGATTCTTGTTTACGTCAGTTTCAGAAATTACAAGATCATCATTTGAATCCTTTACCCCAGTGAATACTACATTAGATGTGCTACCAGTTTCAGTGAAACTATAGTTTCCTCCAGTGTTGTTGTCAGTGGTTGGAGTTTGGAACATATTATTGATGAATACCAAACCACTACCAGTTTCAATACCTGTTGTGTTAGCACCACCAACAGTCAGACGATATGTCGCACCAATACCAGTGAATTGTCTAGTGATGTCATCATAAATTTGGTTGGATGCATAATCATTTCTCAGATATACTCTGCCATTGAAAGTAGACTTATGGAATGGAATGTTGCTGTTATTAACCAGTTCTTGAGTGTTACCTCTAGGTGCTTCAGTGAAGTGAATTTTACTTCTAGTCATATTGTAAGATCCTTGGAACACTCTGATAGTAGATCCGTCAGTATGTGTTGTTGCCAAAGTTCCAACAAATCCTCTCTCAGTCTTGACAACGTTAAAGGAACCTGTTCCTGTAATAGGTCCGATAGTTGTAGTTCCAAGACCTACAGCATTAACCTTGACAAACTCATTATCAACCTTCAGAACATCCCCTGGGAGAATGGAAGAGATTCCAGAAATACCAAAGTATGTCGCACCAACAGAAACAGAACCACCATTGTTACTGAGAGTGTAGTTGATTGGAGTAAATGCCAGAGGAGATCTTGAGACTCCATCAATTGTAATCAGAGATTTCTCCAGTTTCTTCTCCATTTCAAGAGTGTGACCATTTCCACTTCCAGCAGAGTTAAATGTAACTGCTGCACCGGTTTTACTTGTGGCAAGTTTAAATTCATCATTATTCACCTTAATAGCATAGACTGTGGAAGGAAGAACACTTCCATTAGACATGACCATAGAAGTATGGGCACCACCAATGAATGTAGATCTTGGTGTATATGTTAGTTTTTCACGGTCACTGAAGAAGTGATCAGCAATTGTGAATACACCTGTTCCAAGATTGACTACAGTAGAAATGCCAGGATTGAATTGTTTTTCAAATACTGGGACACTATTGTGCTTAACATCAAAGTCAACTTTATTAGTTCTATCACCATTAATAGAGTCAAACTGAGAAGTTTTCAGTTGTTCATTAGCAGATCCGTAAGTTAATGTTGCAGGAACATTATTCAAATCCTTCTCTGTCTGAATGATTTCGCTGTAAATTTGAACAGTAATATCATCGCTTATGTTAGCATCTGGGTGGAATATAAGAACAACATTACTGCCGCTTATGTCAGCACCAAATGTTCCAATACCCATTGTGCTGCCAATTGACAAATGAGGATACTGTACAGTGAAGGCATTTGTGCTGTTGTGATTGAATAAGACTTGATGCAAAGCAGAAGTGTTACCATAAGACACTTTTGCGGTAGATTTAACTGTCGTTACATCTGTCTTGTCATAAGTCAATACTGTAGAAATTCCAGTTCCTGAGAATGTAGAGAATTTCGTTTCAAGGCGACCCTCTCTAACAGAACTGTCTGGTTGACCACTTGCTTTAAAAGTATGAGTTCCAATTCCAGCACCGATTGTATTGAATCCAACAATCCTAGAGCGAACAAGAACATTATTGGACTCAGTATTCTCAAAATTCAATTTAAGAACACCAGATGCAATGTTGCTGGTGAAAGTTCCGATAAACTTAGGAGAATATCCCAAAGTGCTATTATCAAAGAAGAAGTCTGATCTGTAAGTATCAGTTCCATCATGATCAACGAACATATCGACAATTGTCTTGTCCTTAGTAACAGTGTCAATAAGTTCAATGTTTGCGAATATAGATTCAGTTCCAGTTGAAGAACCTTCAAAAACTAATCCTGTAGAACCTACTCCAACGGAAACGTTGTTTCCAATCAGATTAACAAATCCAACTGATTGTGTACCAACTCCAGCAAGAGTTGTGTTGAAGTTATTCTTAATAAACTTGACATCTAGATCATCATTAAAAGGATCGTCTGGTGTAAGTCTCAGTGAAACATTATCAAAATTATCCTTGAACGCTTGGATATCTGCAAGGTCATCTTTCGTATTATGAATAGATGCTCTCTCAACAGTGATTAAATCATCGTCTTTTGTATTAACGACAATCAATTCGGTCGCTTGAAGATCTTTGCTGTTTGGCTTGATCATCTGAACCAGATATCTACTGTATCCATCATTAGCAATGAACTTATCAATATCACGATAGAGAGTCGTATTAGCATTCTCCTGGTTAGAGAATTGACTATTGAAGTTATCAATCGTCAGAACTCTGTTGGTCTTACATTCAATGTAATCAGAAAGTCTCTTATTTTGGAACTTAATAAACTTGGACTTGTTGTTTGACGCATCAATATCAATACCAAAATCAAAGAAGTTGACAGCATCAACTCTCATCGTGGTTCCATTTGCATTGAGGTTGATAATATCAATCAAGGCACTGCTATTCGCAGAAGTGCTTGTTGCTGCAGAGACTGTTCCCTCTGTCGTAATTCCAGTATCAGCAAAGTTTTTCAATCCAGAGGAGTGGAGAATTCTATTAACAGGATTCACCCAATCTTCAAATTCTATTGGACTCTTAATACTATAGGACAGGTTTTGATAGTAATCATTGTCGGGGATGACTTGATAATCCTCATTCAACTTACCCGTGTCATTTGACCAACCGTAATCTGTTTCAAGAGAGTAATCAACTTCAAAAATACCAGTATTTTCATCAACTTTGTTGACAGTCGCTATTGTGCCAGAATTTTTACCAACAATTACATCGTCTTCAGATAACTCATAAGTCCCATAAACCTTAATCGCATCATTAAGATTATTAGTAACAACCAGATCTATTTCAGTATAAGTATTTCCGGACTTTATGAAGAGAGATTCTCCGACAATAAACTCTAATGGAGTTTGTATAACAGTAAATGTTGGATAGTTGTTTTTATTAACAAGAGTGGCAAAAGTGCTCTGACCATCAGTTTGAGCAACACCAGCGTTAGTTGCATAAGGAGAGATATCAAATTCAACCTCTGCGGGGTTAGTATTCCGATAGGCGGTTACTTTAAAGAAGTTGTAAGAATAATCTTGAGAATTGAATCCTGTGCCTGTAGTAGATGCTAAAGAAATATTCTCGGCATATACAAAGTCATTTACAGCAAATGGTGCTGTGGCGGTTGTAAATCCAAGAGTTGGAGTTGCGAGAACACAAGTCACGACACCAGCAGGTGAAGAGAAAACACTATTAACACCAACACCATTGCTGTTGTTTACAGAGAATACTTTAGATTCTGTGTCAGAAAGACCCTTGGGGACATCAAGTATTTCAATCTTATTGATAGATGAACCCTGCATTTTAGCAATAAGAGTTCCATTATCATAAGCAGATCCCGTATCGGGATTGACAAGAACAAGATCTGGGGGAGAAGTAAATCCAGAACCACCAGATGTTATTGTTATACCAGAAATGGTATTTCTGTTTACAACCGTAATATTTGGCGAGATGTAAACTTCTGGACTGAGTGTTTTGTCTGCAGAAAAATCAAATCCAGCATCTTGTATAGTAACTTGATTAATTCTACCAAGAGTAGTGGATGTAGGAATTACATCAGCATTAATACCGGCAGTGGAGGCAATACTTACGAACTTAGGAAGTCTCTTATAACTCGCTCCACCAAAAGTGATTTCCAATTTATCAACACCACCAAGAGCTCTTGGTGAAGAAGTGGAGTACTTAAGGACACTTGTGGATGATTGATTATAGTCAAGATCCTCTGGAACACTCTTGAGGGAAACAGTAAATACCGTTTCACCTACTCCTGTTACACTATAAGTTCCAGAGTAAGTGCTATCAATGAAATTAATTTCCGAATAGTTTGTTACTTCAGTATCAGCAGTACTGATATATCCTGCCTTGTCTAGTTGATAGTAAACTTTGGATGGAAGGTTCTTATCAAAGTTGAGAGTAACTGTTGATGCGGTAACTGTATTGGCAATACCAACAGTTCCTACACCTACTGTGCTGAAGGTTGTAGAGGATCCAATAGAAACTAATTCATTCTTGAAATCGCGATCATAGTAAAGTCTAAAGTTATAACCACTTAACGAGGAATCGTTTACATTGAATACCAAGTTGTTATCTCTAACAACATTCAATCTTGGGTTGATTGGAGATAATTCTTGACTGGAACCACCAGTAGATCCAAAACTGACCACGGTTGGTGGGTTTGAAACTGCATCAAACCTTGTATTTGCCAGATTGATGGTATTGTCATCAATTCTGTAAACAAAATAAGATCCAGTAGAAAGACCAGATATAATGAGATCAGAATCATAAAATACTTTATCACCTGTCCTGAGACCATGCTCAGTGAGTGTCAATCTGTTTGTAGAGGTGTTTACCGCAGTTGAAGTGAATCCGATTGGGTTAACAAGTAATTTATCATTAGCGGAGTTGTACTTGAGATATACAGAAACTGATGTGCCAATACCAACTGATTGCTCAGAATTAACGCTCAGATTTACAGTATCACCGTTGATCAAACCATGTGCTGTAGAAACAGCAACTTTTGCTCTAATTTTTTCTACCTTAGCGGTTACTTGAGTTTTATTTGAAGTTAAAGAGTATCTGTAGTCTCTACTATCCGCATTGGACGTTATATTTCTGAAGAACAAACCTTCAGTATTTGTGGTGAGACCAACTTGAGTACAGAGACCAATGATATCATCAGTCTTTTTGACAACGAATAAAGTTTGAGTGTTTCCACTTTGAGGAATACTATAGGTTGCGCTAGTGTTGGTATTAGAAACTGTAAATCCTTGTGAACCCGCAAATCTCTCAAATGTAACTTGTTCACCAGTTTTGAAGGGATGATTAGGTAAGTAAATTCCCTGAGTTGGTACGGAAATTGTATATTGGCGACTTCCAGTAAAATAACCCTTTGAAGATGAAGCTCCAACAGTGGTTCCAATACCCACAGATTGAATACTGTTGAAAAATACCTTATCATTTACGGTAGAGTCAAAATATGGAACATTTACGGGTAAAGTGAATTTACTTGGAGACACAAATACATCAGTGTTTGCCGTGTGTGCGGCACCTACAATGCCTCTCAAGACTCTAACTACCTTCTTGTCTGGATATGTTCCCAAAACAGATAAAGTCTCTGTACCGATGCCTAGGGTGCTTCCTACAGAGATGGAATCAACAACCCTGTTGACAAATATATCCGTAACAAAACCAACTGTGGAGTTGGCCGCGACTTGAACAGAAAGGCGAGTTCTTTCTGAAGAAACTCCAATTTTATGAGATTTTGTAAGACCAGAAATGAATGTGGATAATCCAGAAACCGCAATTTGATCATTGTCAAAGTATCCATGAGATGGATCTACATTGACAGATACTGAACCACTCTTTTCCCAAACAAGAACTGCATTTTGATGACTTTGAATCGTGGTGGTTATATCTACAATAGACTTACCGGTGACTCTACCAACATATGCAGAAAGTCCACCACCACTAGTTCCTTCATTATCAAACGTTACAGTTTCTCCAACTCTGTAATCTGTACCAGAATTGTTAATCTTAAATCCATCTACAGATCCTCTAGTGATAGAGTCAATTACAGCACTTTGAACCAGAATTTCATTTGGTTCAGAAACAAAATCATTAGTAGCAAATTTATCGCCAGCAACATAAGGAAGAGTATTTCTTCGTAAATCTGAAGAGTTGAAATCAAACGTTTGATTGATGTTTTGAGTTACTGGAACAGAAGAATAAGATTCACCAATAAAGAATGGGAACTTACTATTTTTACCATCACTCGTGATCGTAGCATGATAAGCATAAACTCCATTAGGATATTCTGGAGTTTTGGCATATCTTCCATTATGCTCATCAAGGTCACCAGAATCTGTGAACTTATAATCCTCTACAAAGAATCCAGCAGCAAACCCAGAAGGTCTATCAGAAACTTCAGCAGTTGCTAGTTCATAACTACTTGTTAGAATTTTGATACCCGAGTTTACGTCTGAAGGATCTGTATAGGCGTAACCACCATAGATTGGATTACCATCGTATGCCCAACCAATAATTGGAGAATGTGTTCCGCCAATATCACCAAAAGTATCAGCACCGATAGCAGTGGAATATCCTACTAATCCATATCCAAGTTTTTCTTCAGTTTCAACTAAAATTTCATCACCAAATCTAGTATGAGCGTTGCAGACTAAATCTCTAACTTCAACATCAACAACACCATTAGATCCAGCAGAAGTTACAATTATTGAAGTGGTATTTTGAACATAACCTGCACCACCAGTGAGGACTACAACATTAGTAATTTTTCCACCACTAACAATGGCTCTAAGTTTTGCTCCAACACCCTCACCCTCAACTTTGAGATCTGGAGCAGATGAATACTCACTACCAGAATTAGTGACCTGTACAGAAACAACTTTTCCACCAGAGATTAATGGTTTTAACTCTGCATTCTTACCATTTTTAATCTTGATGTCTGGTTTTTTGTGGAAGTTAAGGATTGTTGATCCATAACCTGTTCCAGTCTCATACAAGTAAAGATCAACAATCTCACCTCTGACTGATGGAGTTGCTGTGATAACTCCAGATACACCATCAAACTCCGCATTAACTGTAATTGTTACTGGAGGATAAGCAAAGTTTTGAATTCCAGTTCCTACACCAGTAATGTTGACATGCTGTCTCTTAGCATAATCAGTCGTATTTGTTCCACCAACTCCAGCATTAGCAAGTCTGAAAGAGTGATCGTCAATCTTCAATACTTGATACTGAACACTAGTTGTCAATCCAGTTACAGCAGTATTATCTGTTGTATAGAGGATCTTATCTCCGTCTGAGAATCCATGATTATTAAAAGTGATTGAGTCACTAACAGAGGAAATATTTTCAGACTTGACCTTTAGTTGTCTGTTCTCATATCCACTTCCAGGGTTAGTAACTTTAATAGCACTAATATTTTTCTTACCATCAAATAATCTAAATTTATGAATGCCTTGTGAAAAAGTTGTAAATCCTACTGTGTTAATACCACTTGAGTAATTCTCAAATGTTTCAAACAACTTAATTGTTGTTGTGTTGACAACTTGAGCAAAGTATACGGAACCACTCGCCAATGCTTTATCTTGATGAGTGTTTGAACCGCCAAAGATTCCTATTCCAATCGCATTATTACCATTTCTGCTATAAACAATAGCATCACCACTTCTCAGATTGTGTGGTTTATCAAAACTAATAGTATCATCACTATTACTAATATTACCCCCACCAGAAGTTGAACGAGCATCAAACTCAATCTCACGATATCTGGTTTCTAATATTGGTTGTAAAACTGCACCAGATCCATTACCACCATCAATGGTGATGGAAGTAACATCTACTAAATCAAAATCTTGTGGGTCAATCTGTACTTCAGTTACACTACCACGAACCACAGGTCTTACAAGAGCAGTGGTATAAGCAGCTCCAGGAGAACCAATTTCAATAGTTGGTGGATTGATTACATCGTAGTTTTTACCACCATTATAAAGTCTTACATTTTTGATTGGACCAAAGTAAATCTTGTCATTTGACTTGTAGTTTACAACTTCAGTACCGTTAACTAACATTCCTGTAGAACCAGGAATGGTTGATGTCCCTTTACCGTCTTTGATATTTCTGACGATTGGGAATTTTTTCAGTAATTGTTGAGGATAAATTGCCTCACTCTTTTGAGATGCGAGAACAAATTTGTGTGTTCCTGCCCCGGCAGAGGTAAATTCTAAAGAAGATCCCCCTTCAATCAAAGACCTAGAGGCAAAGAGTTTTATTTGATTGGATGCGGACAGTACTTTGACGAAGTAAACGCCCTCAGAGAGTCCTACAAGGGTGTCTGAGGATGCTTTATAGAAGACTTCATCACCAGTTACGAAAGGTACTGGACTGGCAAAGGAGATAATACTATACTTTTGTGTTGTCGCATCAAACCCTTGAAGAGCACTACCAGCAGCAGAAGCAAGAGTTGCACTCAGAGCAGTTTCACTAATGTCATATGAAGGTACAGAGTTTGAAGCAACGTATGCATGAGTGTCATCCGTATATACATTCTGAACATCACTGGTGACGGTATTGTCACCATAGAACAACGGAGTGCCACTACTGGTAGCGGTTTCAAGTTTTCTTCTAATTGTGTAAATTGTTGTGGAATTAGCAGTAAATCCTACAAGGTTGTTAAGAGTGATTTGTTTGTTTACAGCACTAACTGTAGCGACCACAGCGTTCGCATGAAGAACGGTTTCTGTAGTTCCACTAAGAATATCTACAGTATCTCCGACCTTGAGACTAGAATCATCAATTTCACTCTTTAATTGAACTGTGGCACCGTTGATGCTCTCTACATCAAATCTACAACTCGTGTTGTAAATCCAACTATTAGCAAATATTTGCTTATCAGTCTTATTCAGTTCTGGATTTTTGATTCTTTCACCAATATTTTTGACAAATATCTTTTGACCCTCATTAGAAAGTAAAATGTCATTCGTCGCTTTGAACTCGGAAAGAACTCCTCCAATACGAACTTCTACTTTCTTGGAGATATCACCATCTTCAAAACCAATGTAAACTTCATCAGTTCTCAGTTCTGTTGATGGAGTGATAGCTGTCCCGATTCCACTACATCCAAGAAACTGGTTTACAGTTTTATCTGTGTACTCAATAGTGTTTCTTCCAGAAATAATCTTTCCGGTTTGAGCAAATCCAACTGTAGAATCAACAGTTACTACAGAAGCACCAACACTAACTGTATTTGCTACTCTAGTAGCAGGTTGAACCTTGAATGTTCCCTCAATAAGATCTCTATCATCAAAACCTACAAACAATCCAAGTTTGTAATATGTACTGATTCCGGAGCGTGTGAAAATTTCAACTTCTGATACAGAAGCTTGAGTTGCACTATCAGTGGACTTTCTAATTGTTTGTCCGACTAACTTGTTTGGATCGCCAGAAACTCTCTCAACGACGACTTCTTCTCTTCTTCTAAACTTTGCTGCTGATGGTTTTACCAGATAATCTTCTAGATCAATTACCTTTGGATCAACACCATAAAGAACTTTAAAGAGAATCTTGAAAGAATCCTCTGTTCCTTTTGATTCGTATAAACTTCTTATCTCTTTGACAAAGTTATTAACATCTAAATCATCTACAAAATCAACATCTTCAAGACCAGGAGCAAAAGAATACTTTAATTTTCTGTAGAACTCCTTGAGAAATAAAGCACTTAGGTTCTGTACCGTAGAACCATTGGCATGAACCTGCTCAGAAGTGTCACTGAATACTAATTCTTCTGGATCAAGGGAAGAACGATAGGAAGAAATGCCACTAAAACCTCTAATACATCCTGTAAAGGAGGTTGCGGTTTTTCCAGTATATGTTATAATTTCATCACCGATCTTAAACAGACCATACTCATCAGGAAATCCTTTAGTTGTAGAAACCTGAACTGTATCGGCAGTAGAGGAAATTCCAGCAGTCAAACTGGTATATCCAGTGACAACCTCTGGTGTAAGGTTGTCAAATTTGAGATACTGGTCTAAGTTCTCAACAATATCAGTAGCACCGCCCTGATGTTCTTGAGAAATATAATATTGCTTCAGAAAGTCAATAGATTTTGGACTTTCGGATCTAAGAAATTCGGGTAACTGACTTTCAATTACTTGCTGAACCTTTACCCTTCTTTCAAAGCCTGTTTGTATCATTCTTATCCTCTCTTAAGTTCTCCGTTTAGGTAACTTGAAGTAACTTTATAACCGACGCCAGAGATCTGTTCGCCAGATGTAATAGTATCTTTAACCATATTTATCTCACTATCAGCAACCGAGAAAGATAGATAAAGGTCTTTCAAACCGATAACATCATTTGAATCGGGGACTGCTTGAATCTCAACAATGTTGTTTTCTTTAATTGTGGAGGAGAATGTGATTGTGTTCAGTAATATTTCACCCTTCACATAATCAACTGTTCCTGCCGACTTAATTACAACCTCATATTCGCCCTCAGCATTTCTTTCTTTAACAACAGAAATAGTTCCTTTACCATTTTCTCCTGGAGTATCGGTAAAAAAGAATGTACCACTTCTTCCAGATAGTCCAAATCCTGTGCTCTTGATATTGAACCCGTTTTTATCCATACGGAATTTATTTCCGTAGCAAAGTTCATATTGTGCGGAAGTATTGATTAAAGTTTTCAGATTTCTTCTAATTCTTACTCTAGTAATGTTAGAAGTAATCGCACTATCAGTACTATCAATTGTTTGGCACAATTTGCTGTATTTAAAGCGTCCACCAAACTGATTGATGTTTGCTGTAGCAAAAGTATTCAGTGTTGACGAAACTTTTGACTTCAAATCATTGACATTTGAAACTTTTGCGTTGTTGTAATAGACTGCGGAGTTAATTTCAACAAAAAGTACCTTAAGATCAACAATTTTTTGGTTTATACCCGATAAAGAGTAATTTTTGAGTTTTGTAGCGATTGATTCCTTATCAAAATCCGAAACAAAGTCGCCATTTTTAGGTTTGATGCTAATAATGACGTTTCCAAACTCAGGTGGGTCCAATTCTTCGCCACCAACAACAGAAACGGACTCAGTATTTGGATAAATTGACTGAATTATCGCCTCATAGTCGCGAGCAGTGACTGCACGGTACTGTGATGAGTAAATTCTTGGCGCAAAATACTTAATTGAGTCAATACTTTCAATTTCTCCACCATTTTGTGCCTTTGTGGTGGTTGAAATCGTAACATCACTGCTTGGAACAATGACATTTCCAAGATTATCGGTAACTCTTCCAGAATATGCGAAATTTTTCGCTCCATTTCCATCAATACCATCTGTAGTGATGTAAGAAACGGTAATTATTGCGCCATTTTCTAATTTTTTGCCAAAATATCCGTCACCAAAGAGAAGTTCGTACCTTTCGTCTTGAACTTCTTGTAAAAGATAAATTTCAGAGTTCTTATTAAGGTTTAAAATGTTCTGAGCAAGCTCATATTCCCTTCCTTCACCAGAATCTGACGATCCTTTGACCTTAACTACAATTGTAGAGGTATCAATGAAGGGATTTTGTAAAATAAAGCGTTGATCTAACGATCCATCAACGACAAATTGTTTTTTTAAGTAAGTTCCTTGACAAACATCGAGGTCATTGAACTTAGCAGTTCCAGAATTGATTGTAGTGGTGACATCTTCTGGAACTGAGAAGACAAATTGACTCTCATTGACGCTTCCTACGCACACCAGACCCGCCTCTAAGGTCATTGTAGGTGATGTGCTTGTGGTTTGTACCGTCAGATTAACACGCGCCTTAGCGGCGCTTCTGGAGCGAGGTACATAACCAATATTTCTTGCCAAAGAAACAACATTTTCCCTCAAAGTTGCCGAATCCAAGAAGGATTCGTTGACAATCATGTTTGAGTTATAGGCAGTAATGTAAGTATTATACGCTAACGTGTCAATTAAGACAGAAAAATTAGATCC